AACTGCTGGAGGACGACGCGGTAGTCACTACCGGGCTGACCGACGAGGACGCGGTGCCGGATGTGCCGGAGCGGCCGGTCACTGTCGCGGGCGATCTCTGGGTGCTGGGCGACCACCGCGTTCTGTGCGGCGACGCGACTGACCTCAAAGCCGTGCGGAAGCTCGTTGCGGGCGAGCATGCGGACCTCGTGTTCACCGATCCGCCGTACAACGTCGATTACGAAGGGTACACAGCGGACAAGCTGACCATCAAGGGCGACAAGATGAAGCCGGCGGAGTTCGACAGGTTCCTGCGCGGCACCTTCGCCAGCTATCGCGCCGTCGTCAAGCAGGGCGCGTCGATGTATGTCTGCCACGCCTCGTCGGTGCAGCGGGAATTTCAGAATGCGCTGGAAGCGTCCGGGTTCGAGGTCCGCTGTCAGATCATCTGGGCGAAGAACACGTTCGCGTGGGGTCACGGCCGGTACAAATTCCAGCATGAGCCGATCTTCTACTGCCACCGCACGAAACAGAGTGACGCCTGGTACGGCGACAAAACCCAATCGACGCTTTGGCAAGAGAAGAAGCCGGCGGCCAACCGCCTGCACCCGACCATGAAACCCATCGAGCTGATCGAGCGGCGCTGTTGAACAGCAGTAAGAGCGGCGACTGTGTCCTCGACTTGTTCGGCGGGTCAGGATCGACGTTGATTGCCTGCGAGCGTCGCAACCGGAAATCGCGGCTGATGGAGTTGGACCCGAAGTACACGGACGTGATCGTGAAACGGTGGCAGGAGTATACGGGGCAGCAGGCGGTGCTGATGAAGGATGGCCGCAGCTTTGAGGAAGTCGAAGCCGAGCGGCTGCAATGAGCAAAACACCAATGTCGTTGCGAGCGTATGCCCGCCATCGCGGCGTTAGCCTGCGGGCTGTGCAGAAAGCGATCGCGTCCGGGCGGATTAGCGCGCGTGCGGACGGCCTTGTTGACGCACCGACTGCTGATGCGAGCTGGGCACGCAACACGGCCCCGCGTCCGATCCCTGCGGCCAAGCCGGCGAAGCGTCCCGTGATAGTGCCTACGCCCGAAGGTGCCCATCACCACGCGGAGCCTCGTCAGGCGGCACGCGAGCCGGTCGAACCGCCGAAGCTCGAATCCGGTTTGGAGTATTCCAAAGCCCGCGCTGTTAAGGAGAGCTACTTGGCGCGGCTCGCGAAGATCGACTTCGAGGAGCGCACCGAGAAGCTGGTGAGCCGTGACGAAATGAAGGTCGCCGCCTTCAATCGGTACCGCACCTTCCGCGACGGCATGCTCAATATCCCGGACCGGCTGGCGGCTGTACTCGCTGCGGAAAGTGATCCGCGCCGCACCCACGAATTACTCTCGACTGAGATTCGCAAAGCACTCACGGAGTTCTCTGATGGAAACCGCGCTAACGGCTGATGAGATTTACGCGCTCGCGGCGGGGGAGGGCGCCCGGCCCGATCCGCTGCTGACCATATCGGAGTGGGCGGACACTTACCGGGCGCTGTCCCAGCGGGCGTCGGCCGAGCCGGGCCCCTGGCGCACCGAACGTACCCCATACCTCCGAGAAATCATGGACTGCCTTTCTCCCTCGTCACCTGTCGAGACCGTGGTGCTGATGAAAGGGGCGCAGGTCGGTGGCACAGAGTGCGGAAATAACTGGATCGGTTACGTCGTCCACCAGGCTCCCGGCCCGATGCTCTCCGTGCAGCCTACCGTGGAGATGGCAAAGCGCAACTCAAAGCAACGCATCGATCCGCTGATTGAGGAAAGCTCAGTGCTGCGAGAGCTGGTGAGCGATCCCCGATCCCGTGATTCCGGGAATACGATGCTGGCGAAAGAATTTCCCGGCGGGATTCTGGTGATGACGGGAGCCAACAGCGCAGTCGGCCTACGGTCGATGGCGGCTCGGTATCTGTTCCTCGATGAAGTAGATGCTTATCCGGGTGATGTCGATGGCGAAGGCGATCCGGTGAACCTTGCCCTGGCGAGGACACGCACGTTCGCACGTCGGAAGATCTTCATGATCTCCACTCCCAAGATCACCGGCCGCAGCCGCATCGAGGCGAGCTTCGAAGACAGCGACCAGCGCTATTACTGGGTGCCCTGCCCACTCTGCAATGAGCCGCAGATTCTGCAATTCGCACAAGTACGCTGGCCCAAGGGGCAACCTGAGCGTGCGGTCTACATCTGCGAGCACTGCCTGGGCGAGATCCAGAATCACGAAAAGCACTGGATGCTCGCGGAGGGCGCGTGGCGCGCCGGGGCACCAGGGCCGGGCAAACCGGCTGGCTTTCACTTGTCGAGCCTCTACAGTCCTGTCGGCTGGTTCAGTTGGGCGGACGCCGCGGCGATGTTCGAGGAGGCACAGAAGAAGCCGGAACTGCTGCAGGTGTTCGTCAACACTGTGCTGGGTGAGACGTGGGCGCTCCAGGGCGAAGCGCCGGAGTGGCAGCGGCTTTACGATCGGCGCGAGGACTACCGCATCGGGACGGTGCCGAAGGGCGGGCTGTTCCTGACGGCAGGCGTGGACGTGCAAAAGGACCGCATCGAGGTGGAGGTTGTCGCCTGGGGGCGCGGGAAGGAATCCTGGTCGGTTGATTACCAAGTGCTCGAAGGGCAGACGGCCAAGGGCGCGGTATGGCTCAAGCTCAACGTCGTACTCAATGCGTACTACCCGACCGATTCCGGCGCGACGCTGCCGATCATGAAGTACGCAATCGACTCCGGCTACGCGACCGGCGAGGTGTATGCCTTTGCGCGGAAGTACCGCGACGCGAGGGCGGCGGTTATCAAAGGCGACTCGCGTGCTCCAGCTCCGATCAGCCAGCCGTCGCCGATCGATGTCGGACCGCAGGGCAAGAGCGTGAAATTCGGCATCCGCATTTGGCCGGTGAACGGCTCCATGATCAAGGAAGAACTGTACCGCTGGCTGCGGTTGGATCGACCGACCGAGGAAAGCGGCGAGCCATATCCGCCAGGGTACTGCCACTTTCCGCAGTACGGCGAGGAATATTTTAAGCAGATCACGGCGGAGCAACTGGTGACCAAGGTGGTGAAGGGGTACCGGCGGGCCGAATGGCAGAAGACCAGGGACAGGAATGAAGCCATCGACGCTAGATCCTACGCTAGAGCTGCCGCAGCCGTCTACGGCATGGACCGCTTCAACGACGGAATCTGGAGCGGGCTGGAGGATCGCCTGGAGGAAATGTCGAAGAGAGTGGGCCAGCCACCCGTGCCCGCACCGCCAGCAGGACCGCCGCGGCGGACGATACGTGGCCGGTTCTTCACCAACGATCCGCCGCCGCGTCGCTGGTAGCGCCTTCCATCGAATTGCCATTTCGTGACGCTATCCTTTAACAGGCAACGGTGTCCCAGTTAGTCCAGTTCGAAATTCAGCGTTCGATTTGTGTCTGCGCCTTGCAAAACTCAGGGGATTTAACGCCTTCCTGCCAGGATTCCTGGGCCAGGCTTGAACTATGAAGATTTCGCCTTCTGGTTCGTTTGATAGATTCGTCCCCCTGCCTGAGGCTGCTCGAACGCGCGGCATCGAAAGTGCTACTGGCTGGGTTGCCGAAGGGTGAATGGGACCACCTGAATCTGATTCGCAAGCGCGTACGCCGTCGAGAGATCGCTGTCGCTCTCGACGAACACGCGGCCGAGAACGAGCACGGAATTATTCGGTGAAGAAATCTGTGCCATTCCCCGTGGTACGGCTCCTTTCCAGCCGGGGCCAGTGATGAGATAGTCGCAGGCCTCGGTTCCCGTGGTGCGTTTGCCGACGTAGGCAAAATTAATGTTGTTCGACGGATCAGTGAACTGCACGCTGTAGTAGCGACCAGCCATGTTCGGAACATGCAAGATCTGCGGTCCTTTACCGAGGTCCCACCACCCAACCGTAAGGAGCGTGTCGCGGTTCACGCCGGTAGTCAACAATTTTGAGGCCGAGCCGGGCGGGTGGAGGGGATCCGCAAAAAGCGCTTGGGGTGCCGCGTAGAGCGTGTTGACCGGGATGGGGCCATCGCCTCCTCCTTGGACGAGGATCGCTCTCTTGTACGCGTACAGCATCAAGCGTGGCCAAAACCAGATGAAAAGGAACCATCCCACGGCCGTGAACGAACCGAATATAAGCAAATGCTCGTACGCCGTACGCATCACGGTTTCATTTCGACAATCGGCGGCACCTTGTACTTGCCATCGAGAATGGCTGCGCCGGGCACATATACGCGCAGCCAGAGTATGAACTTGCCTCCCGGCGCGGGCAGCCAGTTGGATTCATGGCCTGTAGGAGCGGTGTTCTGAATGTAGATGTCGACGGAGCCGTCGGCGTTCGGCACAAGGCCGGAGCGATCGCTCACGCTGTATCGATTGATTGGATTCGCCACAAAGCGATTTCTCGCGTCAGCCATCGTCAGCGACCAGAATGCGTCGTTGGGCGGAAGGCCCCCCGGCGGGAAATGCATCATGTAGAGTTTGTGGCCCGCGCCATTTTTGCTTGTGATCCAATACATCGCCTCCTGCGGGATGTTGACGGGGCCTGGAAATCTTAGGGCGCACGCGGCCCTGAACAACATGCCGTTGCCAGGCACGCCGCATCCAAAAAGGGTCATCCAGCCGTTGACCGTCGTCATTTTGACCCTCGCGAAGACCTCGGCCGTGAAGCAACCTAGCACACCACCTGCGACTAGCCCCTGGAAGACCTCTGTGGTGATGGAACGATGGGGCTGATGTCCAAGCACGTGAAGCGTCACGGCGCGCACGACAAAGGCTAAGATCAGCCAGACGACGAGCCGCCGGCTTACGATGCTCATGGCTCAATCACCTCCCACGGCCTGTTGCTCAGCTAAACCTTGTTCGAGCGACCGCACGGGAGACTGGGTTGATATTTCGACAACTGAGGCGACTGCATAATCTTGGTCCAGTCAATCTCCGGAGCACGATCCCAGGCCTTCACCGGAGCGGCGTCCTGTCCGAACGCAACGCTCGCGACGAAAACAAAAAGGAATACCAGGAGCGGTGCAGCCATCGCAATCCTTCTTCTGTAAGTATGGAGCAAAAAACTGAACCGTGATTCCCGGACTCGATTAGTCGCCAAGTGGCGAGTTTGCCCCGTCGGGGACGGCTGGCCGGATCGCCACCACGCCGTTGATAGTTACTGTTGCAACACCCAATGGCAAGAATCGCCACCGTCCGTTGCCCTGGACTACTGGGGCCGCCTCCCTCGCAGATCCCACAGCCCGCGCGCCGAGAGGATCAAGGTGAAGCCCCCCAGCCCGCCGAGCGCCCAGAGTGTCCAGACGAAGAAAAAACCGCCGGGGGATTTGGCGATCTCGCCGTAATGTGCCCCCCTCATGTGCATGACGGGCATGGCTGCTGCGAACAATCCGATGAGCAGCATGATGACGTGCCCCGATCGCCGTTCGG